CACGCGTTAGTCGTGAATTAAGGAGAAACGATGGCAAATCCAACAACAAACTTCGGCTGGGTGATGCCGACCAGTACATCTCTGGTCACGAATCTTCCGGCTGATTTCAACACATTCGGCCAGGGCGTCGATACGTCAATGGCGCAACTAAAAGGCGGCACAACTGGTCAAGTCTTGTCTAAGACAAGCGGTACAGACATGGCGTTCACTTGGGTCACTCCAACAGATCAGACACCATTAACAACTAAGGGCGATTTATTTGCATTTTCAACAGTGGACGCACGATTGGCCGTTGGAGCAAATGAAACTCGATTGGTCGCTGATTCAACTCAAACGGTCGGATTGAAATATGTTGCTGACACAACAAACTACGCAATCAATGCAAAAGCCGATCTCTTAGTAGGTACTGCTGCCGATACTCTTGCAGCTTTAGCAGTAGGCACAAACAATCAAGTTCTGACAGCAGATAGTTCCACCGCGACAGGCTTGAAATGGGCAACGGCTTCAAGTGGTTCCCAGACTTTACTTTCAACAACATCACTCTCAGGAACAAGTACAACCATTTCAAGTATTGCAAGCGGTTATCGTGCTTTGTATATTTATGGCAGAGACATCAAGGTTACTAGCGGTACGGCCTATTTACGATTAAGGTGGAATGGCTTTACTAATGGTTATTATGGAAATGCTGCTATTGCTGGTGCATTTTCAACATACCAAAGTGTTAGATTTGCAAACGCTGGTGGTGTTCAAGATGATAACGCAACAAGAACATCTCTTGATAGTAGTCAGAATTGCCAATTTTATATTAACTTTCCTGAATACACAGCAACAGGTTTCAAGTTAGGAACAGGCTGGTTTAATCCAAGTTATAGCGAAGATGTTATGACATTTGCTGCACTCAATGACGGCAGCACGGCAGCCATAACTTCTTTTGCAGTAACAACTGCTGCTGGGACGGCTTCAATGACAGGCACTATTTATGTATATGGAGTAAATTAAAATGACTAAACCAATGATACGCATACACGATACGGCTACAGATGAAGTTATTGACCGCGAAATGACAGATGCGGAGTATGCAGAGTTTATTGCAGGCCAAAAACTTGATGCTGCCAATGCAGAAGCAAGAGCAAAAGCCGAAGCCGATAAAGCAGCATTACTAACCAAACTAGGCATTACTGCCGATGAAGCAAAGTTACTGCTTTCATAGTGGAACAGTTGACCAAGATGTATCCGGACGGCACTGCTGCACGGATCATCGAAGTCGCGCTAGCTGAAATCGGCACAGTCGAGACTGGCGAGAATCTGACGAAGTACGGCAAATTTACAAAGGCCGATGGATTGCCCTGGTGCGGTTCTTTTGTCAATTGGTGTTTCGACCAAGCAAAAGTAAAGATTCCTTCAATGGTTTCAACGGCTATGGGCGCACACAAAATGAAAGAATTAGGACGCTGGATTGACGATAAGCCACAATTGGGAGATTTATGCTTCATGGATTTTCCACATGATGGCGTGGACAGAATCAGTCACATCGGAATCGTGGTCAAGGTAGGCACATCAAGCGTGCTCTGCGTCGAGGGCAACACTTCGGGCGATGGAGATCAACGAAACGGCGGAATGGTGATGCTCAAGCAACGCTTCATCGGCAAGGAGATTGTTGGTTTCGCTCGCGCTCGATTAGCTGCTTATGATGGAGAATATCCGGTGGTCGAGCCAATCCAAAAGGTCAAGCCAAAGGAGAAAAAGAAATGAAAGATCTCAAGGCTATGGGCGCTTCGTGGGGACGAAGTTTTCTCAGTTCTTGCATCGCCGTTTATTTGGCCGGTGTAACCGATCCAAAAGCAATCATCGGGGCAGGTGTTGCTTCAATTCTGCCAGTGATTCTTCGCTGGTTAAATCCTAACGACGCGCAATTCGGTAAGACGAAGTGAGTGTCGGCGAATGGACGGCGGTGGGTGGGCTTGTCCTTGCGGTGCTCACTGCCATCTATTCGTCAATGAGATTCATGGTGAAGTCGATCATGCGGGAATTGTCTCCGAATGGTGGGAACAGTCTCAAAGATCAAGTCTCTCGAATTGAACAACGTTTAGATCAATTAATGTTGGAGATTGCTCTTAAGAAATAGACACGCCGAGGCGAATCTTGCCAATGTCGGTTGTTGATGTCATTCTTTATTTGGGAGCAACAACAAGGCTCCCACGGGAGCAAAAATGACAACAAGTGAAATCGGACTATTCGTCCTCATGGCTATCGCGTGCATTCTCTGGGCGATTGTCAGTTATTCAGTCGGTTACAAAGAAGGCCACAAAGAAGGCTATCAACGCGGTCGAGCAGTCGGTCGCCATATCTCAACTCAGGCGGTGTCCAAATGAGTTTCTTGGAAAACTACGAAGATGTCGCAGCTAGAATTCAGCGATTCTGGGCTACTTATCCAAACGGCAAGATCCACACATCAATCATGGACGTCAATCTTGAAAAGGGCTACGTCCTAGTCGAGTGCCGGATATATCGCAATTATGAAGATCAAGAGCCGGCTGGTATCGATTACGCATTCGGCAACGTAAACACCTACAACGTCCAGATGAAAAAATGGTTTATCGAGGACACCTGCACGTCCGCGATTGGCCGTTGTGCAGGCCTAGTCTTAGGCACTGACAAAAGGCCAACAGTTCAAAATATGCAACAAGTCGAGCGAATCGATCCAAAGATTGTTCAAGATTCTGCCGTTGCCTATGATTACTGGAGCACTAAATTCGGAGACGTTCCATCATTCAAAACACGCGAAGAAGCAGAAGAAGCAGGCATTCCTACGCTTGGAATGGCCATCGACACCATCAAAGAAACTCTTGGCGGAGTCCAGGTTGCAGCTGCTCCGATGTGCGCTCATGGTCACATGATCTGGCGTGAATCAAAGAAAGACGCTCCAAAGTCTTGGGGCGGATATTTCTGCGTCGAGAAGATTAAGGCGAAGCAGTGTTCACCGGCTTGGCAAGTTCTGGGATCTGATGGACAGTGGAGGCCACAGGTATGACAAAGAATCGATTGATCCAAATTCTTGTGATTACCGAGTGCGTTCTTGGAATCTTGCTGATTGTGCTGGCTATTAAATGAGCGCCGTCACTGAGATCATCAACATTGATGAAATGGTCGGTCGGACATTGATTGATGGAAAAGTCGTTGCAGAATACAAAGTCGAGAATTGCGACAACTGCCAACACATTCGCACGCTGGACAAATCAGGATATCAATACAACGTCGGAGGAGAGCCAATCTTGTGGTTCTGCGTTGAATGCAGAAAATGACAGTAACGGAGGCCGATGAATGGGCTATTCATCGACGTGCCAGTGATGTCATATTTGCACAATCTGGCGTCTTAGGTCATGGCATTCAATACAACTCAAAACTGAATAATCATGAGCGATGCGTTGAATATGCCGAATCACTAGCTGCTGAAATGCTCGTGGCTCGATACTTCGGCCTTGATTACGACATCAGCGACAACAAAGGCAAAAGACGGGCTGATGTAGGTCAAGGAATCGAGGTTCGCTGGACTTCATACACAGGAGGCAATCTCATCGTGTATCCATACGATCGTGATGACGATGTGGCCGTGCTAGTCGTTGGCAAGTCTCCGACCTACTACATCGTCGGCTGGCTTCCAGTGGCTTTCGCTAAACGCAAGAGGTTCAAGAATCCACGTCAAGATTCCTGGTGGGTAGATCAGGGCAACCTCAATCCAATCGAGAATCTAGCCAGGAGCGAATATGCCACTGTTGCGATTTGATTGCTCAATCTGCAAGAAACTCTACGGAGATGGGCGTCGGGAACACCTCATCACAAAAGGCGCTGAATTGACTGAGCACGAATGGTTCGCTCAATGCTCAGGTTGTGGGGCGTTCTCGGTCAAGTTGGTCGATGATTCGTTGGTGGCTGGCCTTGAATAGTTATCCACAGACTTATCCACAGGCACATGTGGACAATGCGACACACCGGACTCAATCCTTGACAGATTGTCAGGATCCATCGCTATACTTGAAAGATAATATCTTGAAAATAAAGATAAATAAAAAGAAAATAAATATAAAGATTAAAAATAATAAAAACTTATTAGCTATTCCTATGTCAATTCTGATCTTGACAATATCCACAACAACAGAAGCAAAAGCAGTGTCACAGACTGATTTGCTTAAACTCTATGCACACTCTCGATTGGTATCGATGGAGCAGTTCAGCTGCTTCAATGCGTTGATCCAGAAGGAAAGCAACTGGAGAGTCGATGCACGCAACGGATCTCATTACGGCTTGGGCCAGATGAAGAACGCTAAGTACGGGCGACTAGATGGCTTCTCGATGGTGGATTGGAGCATTCGTTATATAACAAAACGATATGGGTCAATGTGTAATGGTTGGCGCTTCTTCAAGAAACACAAGTACCACTGATGCCAGCTAAGTCAGCAAGAGCCAATGGAGGCACAAGAGCCTGGTCAAAGATACGTGAACGCATACTCATAAGAGACGCTTATCTCTGCCAGTACTGTGGGAACGATGCCACTACTGTGGATCACGTGATTCCAATCAGCAAGGGCGGCACTGATGAGCCTGATAACCTCTTAGCAGCGTGTACGCGATGCAATTACTCGAAAGGCAACAGAACAGGCGTGTTTTTTGGACAAGCAAGGACACCTCTGACTCTTCCTTTTCCGTTTTCACCGACACAAGAGAGCACAAGTCATGACTAAGGCTGAACAGGGTCAAATAAGGGCGCTCAAGGCCGTACCAGAGGCGAACAGGGACGAACAGGGAATTAGTCCTACACCTAGCCGTCTAATCGGCTCAGGAACGCCTAGAATCCACTCCAGGCTTAACGATTTGCCGTCAAAAGGCTTGGAAATCATCGAGTTCGCGTCCCAGATTGGCATTGATCTGATGCCGTGGCAGAAGTTCGTATTCGAGCACGCACTCAAGGTCAAAGAAGATGGGCGCTGGCACGCTCCTCTGGTCGTGGTGGTTGCAGCTAGACAGAACGGAAAATCTACGATTATGGAGATGTCGATTCTGGCTCGCCTTTTCCTGTGGAAAGAATCTTTGCAATTAGGTTCGGCTCACGTACTCACGACATCGCTGGAGACTTTCCGGCACGTGGTCAGCATCATCGAGAACAATCCATCACTGGCAAAGCAAGTCAAGAAGATTCGATGGGCGCATGGATCCGAGGAAATTGAATTGATGTCCGGCGCTCGCTATGTCGTAAAGGCGGCCAATGCTGCTGCTCGTGGATTTGCAAAGCCGGAGACTGTGTACATGGACGAGACGCGTCAATTGAAAGACACCGAAGCCTGGTCAGCGATGAGATATACCATGATGGCTGCTAAAAATCCTCAACTCTGGACGTTTTCAAATGCCGGAGATCAGCATTCCTTAATTCTCAATCAACTGCGCGAAAGAGGCATGGCCTCAGCTGCTGGCGGAAACGATGACATCGCCTATTTCGAATGGTCAGCATTCTCGGACAAAATCGAAGATGAAAAGAATTGGGTCGCGAGCAATCCGGCTCTGGGTCACACAATCCACGAAGATAATATCCGCGCCGTTCTCAATGATCCGCCAGATGTCGTCCAGACGGAGGTCTTGTGCCGATGGGTCAATACAATCTCCGGAGCGATTCCTGTAAAGGAATGGGAAGAGTGTGGATCCGATGAGATTCAACTCGATGTCGAAAAGGTCACGTGGTTCGGCCTTGATCTATCGCCAGATCGTAGAGATGGGGCGTTGGTTGCTGCTCAAAAGAATCCTGACGACACTTTCAACATCAAACTTCTGCACACCTGGCACAATCCAATCTCGCTAGACGATAAAGCCATCGCCAATGACATCGCTCCCTATGCCAGAAAGTATCCGCTTGAATATGTGGCTTTCAGCAAGAGAACAAGTTCGGCAGTCGCGGCTAGATTACAACCGGCAGGAATTCCGGTCATTGACATCGATGGCGCTCTTTATGGCCAATCGTGCGATGAATTGCTGGGTGCAATTACCTCAAAAAGATTGATTCACGGCAAACAGGCAGAATTATCCAAGCAGATATTATCGGCAGTCAGATTGCCAATGGGGGACGGCGGTTGGATCATCGGCCGGCGCGCCTCAAGCGTTGCAGTCTGCGCTGCAGTGGCTTCGGCTCTGGCAACACATTTCGCGACACGCCCAGAGATGGAGATTGATATTCTGGTCGGCTAGATGTATAGAACACCTTTAGACTTCGCGACATGGGAATCTTCTCTCGCAATATCACAACGGCTGCTCCAGCTGCGACCTATGACGTCCAGGCGTCTCTGGCTCCAACAAATACAACAGATTCGATTTACAACTTCTACGGATTAACTGGAATCACTGCGTCTCGCGCTGAATTTATGTCAGTGCCAACGTGTGCTCGCGCACGTAACATCATCACGTCTAGCGTTGCATCAATTCCATTGAAGGTTCGTGTAAAGGCTGACGGAACAGAAGTTGAAACTCCTCCAAAGTGCATCAATCAACCGGATCCACGTGTTCCAGGATCTAGTACGTATGCCTGGCTTTGCGAAGATTTGCTCCTGTTCGGTTATGGGTATCTCAGGATTACTGAGATTTATGCCGATACGTATCGCATTCGTGCAGCTGAAAGAATTTCGCCAACTCGCGTTGGAATTATTACAAACGCACGTGGAACAGAGATTGAGTATTACACCATCGACAACATTCCAGCGCCTGAATCTGGCGTCGGTGCTCTTGCAGTTTTCTACGGAAACGACGAAGGAATTCTCAATCGTGCCGGTCGCACAATCAAAGCCGGTGCAGAATTGGAACGCGCTGCCGTTATGTACGCACGTGAGCCGGTTCCAACAATGGTTTTGAAATCTAACGGCACTGCACTTCCAGCAGATCGCATCGCGAAACTTTTGGAATCTTGGGGCGCTGCTCGACGCAATCGCGCCACTGCATTCTTGAATGCTGACGTTGAATTGCAGGCTTTAGGATTTGACCCAGAGAAACTTCAATTGAATCAAGCCAGATCATACGTTGCGACTGAATTAGCGCGTGCCTGTGGCATTCCGGCTTATTACGTCGATGCAGAAACTGGCTCCAGCATGACCTACTCCAACGCTGCTCTTTCGCGTCAATCTCTCGTTGATTTCTCATTGAGAAACGTAATGACCAGCATTGAAGAACGTCTTTCAATGACTGGAATGCCAAATGATTTCGTTCCAGCATCGCAGGAAGTTAAATTCGATCTTGATGATTATTTGCGTGGATCTGCTAAAGAACGCGCAGAAGTTTACAAAATGCTTTATGACATAGGTGCAATCACAACAGACGAAATCCGAAGAGAAGAGGACATGATCTCATGAAAGAAACAAAGCCAACTCCGATGAATCTGGACTTTTCAATCAAAGTCACGGCAACGGACTTTCCAAAGCGAGAAATCTCTGGACGTATCGTCACCTGGAATGAAACTGGATCTACATCAGCCGGAGCGACATCATTCAAGCCAGGTTCAATTACTTTCGGCAACACAACAAAATTGCTCTTGGAACATCGCCGTGAAGCGCCAATCGGATTCTTGAAATCCTACAAAGTCACCGACGAAGGCATTGATGCAACATTCGCTATTGGAAACACAACTGCCGGAAACGATTCTTTAGTAGAGGCATCGTCTGGATTGCGTGACGGATTCTCAGTCGGAGTTCTTGCTGAAAGATACAAGAATGTCGATGGCGTTCTAGTTATCAGCGCGAGTGCTCTCAAGGAAGTCTCACTCGTAACAGACCCAGCAATTGCGAGCGCAAAAGTCGCCGTCGCAGCTAGTGAACAAGAAAATTCTGAATCAGAGCCACAAGCCGAAGAGTCAGAAACAAACACACCAACACCAACACAAGGAGAAAACGAAATGGAATCAACTCCAGCCGTTCCCGAAGCAGCAGCCGAAGCGGTTGAGGCTTCCAAAGTCGTAACTGCAACAGAGACAACTCGTCCGTTGTATTTCACAAAGCCACGTTCACCAATTGCAACTCCAGGGGCATACCTAGAGCACACAATCAAGGCGAAAATGGGAAATGAAGATTCTCGTCAGTACGTAATGGCTGCCGATGATTCATTCTCAACAAATCCAGCATTCTCACCAGTTTCATACATTCGCGACGTTGCAACAAACACAACAATGGTTCGTCCAACTGTGGACGCTTGCGGTGGTACACGTCCACTTAATTCATACGGAATGACAGTCTCGATTCCTAAGATCACTGCCAACTCAACAGTGGCAACAGTGGCAGAAGGCGGAGATCCAACTGGCACAACTCAAATCACTTCTGCTTACGTCAATGCGACAGTAATCAAGAAGGCAGGATTCCAACGCTACTCAGTAGAATTGCTAGATCGCTCAGATCCATCATTCTATGAAATCATGCTTCAGAATCTTCGTGATGGGTACGCTCAAGCCGTTGATGAGTACGTAATCGCCCAAATTACCGCCGGTGGAACACAAGCTGCAACAACAGCAGCAACATCAGCAGGAATTATTTCATTCGTTTCAACAGAATCAGCAGCTGCATACAGTGCAACAAAGCGCACTGCAACTGCATACGTTGCTGGTACTTCACAGTGGTCACTCTTGATGGGTGCAACTGATTCAACTGGCCGTCCAATTTACAACGCTCAGCCATTGACACAAAATGCCGGTGGAACTGCTAATCCAACATCAATTCGTGGAAACGTCTTGGGCTTGGATCTCTATGTAGATGCAAACATGGTTTCAACAACTATCGACGAATCAGCGTTCATCATTGAGCCTCGTTCAATCGAAATTTTTGAATCTCCTGCACTTACACTTTCCGCCAACGTTCCAACAACTGGCGAAATTGAATTGATGCTTTACGGATACGTTGCAGCTGGAGTCACATGGGCTGGTGGCCTCCGTCGCTTTAACCTAACCTGATCCAACTGATCATCGGCTAGGTGCGCTCCCGTATCTAGCCGAGCCGAATACGAAGGGACGATGAAATGCCATCTATCATTACTGCATCGCAATTGCGAACAGTGCTGGGCGTTTCATCGTCCCTGTATTCAGATGCTTATCTTGACGGAATCATTGATTCTGCTGAACAGGTAATTCTGCCGATGCTTACGGCTAATCAAGCAGCAGTTGCCGGCGTTTATCTCGAAAATAACGTCGCCTACTACGTCACGCAACGTCCGAACACATTCGTGGAGGGACAGACAGTCGTCGTCACAGGTTGCGTTCCATCAACTTTTAACGGAACAGTTACAGTCACTTCAAACTATTGGGAAGCGTTTCCGTTCATTCCGTCAATCAATATCTATGGCGGAGCGCTTTACGTATTCACGGCAGCTAAGACAAACGCGAACATTACGTTCCGCGAAGTCATACCTGCTGGCGTTGCTTATCTATCCGGAGCCAACGCGGCCACACTTTACGCATCAACTCCGGCAGTCGAACAAGCCGTGACGATTGTGAGTGTGGAGATCTTCCAATCAGTGGTTGCTCCAGGCGGTCAAATTGAAGGCGTCGATTTCACTCCATCGCCTTACAGAATGGGACGATCTTTAATGAACAGAGTGGTCGGATTACTTTCACCATACCTTGACACTTCAACGATGGCCATCTAATGCCTACGCCAACATCAATTGCAACTAACGTCAGAGGCACTCTTGCCACTGCTCTATCGGGTGTAGTCGCATCAGTTTATTCATCGCCTCCAGAAGCAGTGATTCCTCCGGCTTGCGTAATCGTTCCAGATTCGCCTTATTTAGAGACGACAACAATCGGCAAATCTGCGGTACGCGTGAAAATCAACTTCGTGGTTACTGCGGCCGTTGCTTACAACAACACGGCCGGAGCACTTGACAATCTTGAGCAGCTAATCATCAGCATCATCGCAGCGATGCCAGGCGGTTACGAAGTGGGAGACGTTCAACGTCCCACAATCCAATCGGTGGGAGCATCGAATCTACTAGTGGCGGATCTCGCGGTCAGCACTTACTACACACAACAGACAATCTAAGGAGATAGACAAATGCCAACAACTATCGTCACGGGTCGCGACATAACCTTCACCCTAAATTCAGTGAATTATGACGCGCAAACAACTGCGGTCACTCTGGTCAATGCGCCAGTGATCACTACTTATCAGACACTCGATGGCAAGGCTTATAAGCACATCGATGACCAGTGGACTCTCAACATCTCACTTCTTGCAGACTGGGGCGCAACTTCATCACTCTTTGAAGCGATGTGGACTGCGTTCTCATCTGCTCCAAATACTGCACTTGCATTCACACTTGTATCAGCAACCGGCGCATCATTTGCCGGCAACGTCTTTCCAGTGGCTCCAACAGCTGGTGGCGCTGCTCCAGATGCACAGACTGACACTTGGGCAATGCTCTGCTCTACAACACCAGTTTTAACAATTACCTGATCCAACCTATAGAAACGGGAGCACGAAATGCGACTACCAATCACAATCGAATACACAAATGGCGAGTTCGGTACATATACCGCACAACCGCCGGAGTGGGCTAAATGGGAACAAAAGACAGGCAGCACGATTTCGCAGGCGCAGGAGAAGATCGGAATCTCTGATCTTCTCTTCCTTGCGTGGAATGCCATGAAGCGTGAAGCCGGCGGCAAGCCAATCAAGGGCTATGAAGTCTGGTGTGAAACAGTGGCCGACGTGACAGTCGGTGACGTTCTCCCAAAAGTTACGCCGCCGGAAGCGTAAATCGAATCCTGGTGGAGTTAGCCATAGCCACAGGAATTCCGATGAGCGAATGGACGACGGCGGAGCAGATTTATACGGCCTTCGAGATACTGGAGAAACAGAATGAGCGACAACGTTGAGATTGCCTACAATAAGCAAGATCTTCGCGCCATTACTTCTGCTTTCAAGGCGATGGATTCAGAAGCGACCGATGCAGCTAAAAGAGAATCATCGGCGCTGGCGGAATTTGCTCAAGGCAAGATTCAGCAAAAAGCCGTCTCCAGAGGTAAAGCAGCCGACAGGATTGCCAGTGGCTCCCGTGTATCTAAATCTTCCAAAATTGGCGAACTCTCTTTTGGCTTCGTAAGTCAGAAATTCTCCGGCGGTGCAACAACAAAGGATCTCTGGGGCGGAACAGAATTTGGATCCAATAAATTCAAGCAATTTCCAATCTGGTCAGGTACGACTGGACGCGGTTCAACTGGTTGGTTTATTTATCCGACACTCCGCGCAATACAGCCAGAGATCATTGACAAGTGGGAAAATGCTTTCGACAGAATCTTGAAGGAGTGGTAAATGGCCGGACAATCGCGCACACTCAAACTCTCGATTCTTGCTGATGTAGATCAACTCAAGAAATCGCTGGCTCAGGCCAATGGAGACGTTGATGACTCTTCTTCAAAGATGGGCGAATTTAGCAAGAAGGCAGGATTGGCTTTCGCGGCTGCTGGCGCTGCTGCTGCTGCTTATGCAGTCACGTTGGCAGTCGATGGAGTCAAAGCGGCGATTGAAGATGAAGCAGCGCAGGTCAAACTAGCCAACGCTCTTCGAAATGCAACAGGTGCAACAGAGGCACAAATCAAGGCAACTGAAGATCAGATTCTCAAGATGTCTCTGGCAACGGGCGTCAGTGATGAAAAGTTGCGTCCGGCCTTGCAGCGCATCGCGCTCTCAACCGGAGATCTCAGTAAGGCTCAGGATCTTCTTTCCGTTGCACTTGACGTTTCAACATCGACGGGCAAGCCACTCGAAGCCGTTGCGAATGCAATCGGCAAGGCATTCGATGGAAATACTGCTGCACTTGGAAAATTGGGAATTGGATTATCTTCTGCTGAATTGAAAACGATGTCATTCACTGACGTCCAGACAAAACTCACAGATCTCTTCGGTGGCGCAGCTGCGGCAAATGCTGAAACATACGCTGGACGCCTAGAGCGATTGAAAGTCACATTTGATGAAGCAAAAGAGACTATCGGATACAAACTGCTTCCAATTATTCAGCAGCTAGTGGAATTCATCGTGAACAAGGTCGTTCCGGCTCTTGGTTCATTCGCCGACTTCTTTAAACCAATCACTGACGCAATTGAAAAGAACAAAGAAACGTTCATGACATTTATTGATTTCATTCAAAAGTACGTTGTGCCGGTTCTTGTTACAGTCTTGGGCGGAGCCTTCAAGGTTGTCGGCGAAATTGCTGGAGGAATCATCAACGTCATCGGTGCGGTGATTTCTGGATTGAATTCATTGATCTCTGGAGCCGTCGCCGGAATCAATGCTCTGATTCGTGTCTATAACTCAATTCCATTCTTGCCCAACGTTTCACAGATTTCGGCTCCATCAATTAGCGTTCCAAATGTGACCATTCCAAAAACGGCAACGCCATCAGTGACAGTGCCATCAATTACAATTCCAAGCGGATCAGGTGGAAGTGGTGGCGGATCTTCATCTTCGGTCATGGGAACAGGAGTGACTTCAGCCGTTTCAGGTGCGCTTCTTGCAGGAGGTGGCTTTACCGATTCACAGAATGCGGCTCGTTTAGCTGCTCAAGGCGGTGGAGGATTCACTGATTCTCAAAACGCTGCGCGGATCAGTCTCACAGTCAATGGAGCAATTGATGCCGAAGGTACGGCTCGTACAATTATCAACGTGCTCAATGATTCCTTCTATCGTGGCACTGGCGGAGCCGGCGCACTCCAGGCAATCTGATGACTCAATGGGCGCCAGTCTGGCTCGTAACAATTGAAGGCGTTGAGTACACCGACGTCGTTCTAGCCAACCTTTCAATTTCATCGGGGCGCACAAATATCTACACGCAGGCTCAAGCCGGATATTGCACAATCAACCTCATCAATCTCAATCTTGGCGCAATCACTGCCGAGATCAATGACGCAGTTTCAATCCAGGTCAAAGACACTTCTGGCACATTCGTCCCAATCTTCGGCGGAAGCATCGTGGACGTCTCCGTGACAGTGTCACAGGCCGGTTCAGTGGCAATCACTCAGGAGATAACAATCACGGCTCTGGGAGCACTTGCAAGGCTTCAAAAGGCCTTAACTGATGGCGTGCTTTCAGTCGATTATGACGGCGACCAGATTTACACAATTCTCTCGGATTTATTATTAAATAACTGGTCAGAGGTTCCGGCAGCTCTTACTTGGGCGACTTATACGCCAGCGACCGAAACGTGGGCAAATGCTCAAAATACAGGATTGGGCGAAATTGATACTCCAGGCAATTATGAACTTGCCAATCGCGGATCTAGCCAGACAATTGTCTGGAATCTGGTGGCCGACCTTGCCACTTCTGGACTTGGTTATATTTATGAAAACGCTCAAGGCCAGATTTCTTACGCTGATTCCACTCACAGATCCACGTATTTAGCGACGTATGGATACACCGAACTTGATGCCAATCAAGCTCTAAGTCGTGGAATTAAAATTCAGACTAAGGCCGGAGATATTCGCAACGATGTCTCTATTGTCTGGAAGTCTGGCACTAATACCGCAAGCGATGCCGATTCAATTGCTATCTATGGAAAACTTTCTCAGCAAATTACAACTTCTCTTAATCATTCAGCTGATGCCACATCTCAAGCCAATTTCTATTTGACACTAAGAGCGCAACCTCAGCCTTTTTTGGAATCCATTACTTTTGCATTGACCAATCCAGAGCTTGACAATGGTGATCGTGACGCTCTCATCAACGTGTTTATGGGTCAGCCGATTTCGTTGGCAAATCTGCCAGTCAATATGCAATCAGGAAATTTCTTGGGCTTCGTTGAAGGCTGGAAATTCCAGGCTTCCTACAACGAACTCTCCGTGACTCTTATCGTTTCGCCACTTCCATTCTCACTCCAGGCGATGGAATGGCAGGACGTGAGTGTCTTAGAAAAATTCAACACACTATCTGGCACACTTGACTACGCAGACGCGTTAGTCGTGAATTAAGGAGAAACGATGGCAAATCCAACAACAAACTTCGGCTGGGTGATGCCGACCAGTACATCTCTGGTCACGAATCTTCCG